GGTCAGGGGCATCTCCCCAGGTCAGAGCCTTGATCCACTGGAGAGAGACAACTGGACCGTGGACCATGTCCGCCCGCTTCTCGACCATCCAGGCTGTGGTGGATCACGAGCCACTCGATGGATCCGTCATCACCCTTGATCGGCTTCGCTGTCGGTACGCACAAGCAGTCATCGTCGGACGGAGGCTCGACCGCGTCACCGAGTGGTACGACGTGCAGTGCCATGCCTGCCACGCTCCCCGTGGCGTGCCCCTGCGGGCGGCCGGCTGGTGGGGTGCGCCTACCTGGTCCGCCTGCCTGGGCTGGTTCGGCTTCCCGTGTAGGTCCCTGTCGCTCGGCGGTGCATGAGCTGGCAGTAGCCCTTGGCCCTCGCTCCCATGTAGCGGCTGAGGAGTCGGTTGCACCGGGTCCACGCACCTGGAGATCCCCAGCCGATACGTGCTGCTCCGGCTCCGCTGGTCCAGTACCTGCGTAGCGTCTCGGCGTTGCCTCGTGGGCTTCGGGTTCCTCGTCCCTTGCTGGCCACAGCAATCACTCCTTCTGCGGCGCGAGCTCTTGCCCTTCGGTGTCCTGCTCGTCTACCCGTTCGATGCGGGCTCCTAGTGCTGCGGGTATGGCGGTGCAGAAGCCGTTGCCGTCGGAGAAGATGGCCCATCCGTCGGCGAACTCGACGGTGAGGGGTTCGTCTTGGAGGACAATGTCGTCTCGTCGTTGCCCTGCCGGGTGGATGATCACGTAGGCGGGCATGGTTACCGCCTCACAGGATGCCGGGATGCTGCTCGGCCGGGCGTTGTCGTCCGGGTCGGGGGTTGGCGCGCTGCGCGTCGTTGCCCTCGGCTGCCGACTTCTGCAGGTGGCAGGGTTCGCACACGCCTTGAAGCCGATCCTCCGCGTGGTCATCGGTCTTGGCTTTGAGGTGATCGCAGTGGGTCGCAGGCCGTACCCGACAGATCTGGCAGACCACGTCGCGATCGAGGACCTTGCGGCGGATGGTCGACCAGTTCGATGGGAGCCGGCTCTTGCGGTCGGAGTTGACCCATCCTCCACTCACGGCCGCCTCCCTACTCCTCGGGGCTGCGTTCGGTATCGCTGCTGAGCGCCCACCCTGCGAATCCGGCGCGTTGTCCGGGCGGGCTGGCGGCGGCCTCGCGGTACAGCCGGACGGCGGTCTCTTCGGCGCGTGCGAGGGGGTCGTCGCTGCTGCCGTTGATCTCGACGGTGATTTCGCGGACGCCGTCGGACAGCTTCACCGTCACGTCAGGCACGGCGGTTGATGGCCTTTCGCATCTCCTGCTGCGCCTTCCGGATCTCGTCCTGGACCTGCTCGCGGAACTGTTCGAAGTCGCCTTCGACGCGAATCTTGAGCGGGTATCCGTCGGGGTCGACGGGCGTCTCGTTGGCGGGGATGTCGACGGTTTCGGTGAAGCAGAGGACGTGGCGGGCGCCGGTCCGCTTGGCGATGTCGTCGGGCCAGCGGGCGATGTCGGCGGCTGTTTCTTCGTCGACCTGGTCGATGACGAGGATGTACGGGGTCTCGTCGGGGCCCTCGTCGCGGTAGATGGTGGGGAGTTCGAAAATCTGCAGGCGGGCCATCAGCCGGTCACCGCCTTGCGGAAGGGCACGACGGGCGCGAGGAAGATGCCGTGCTCATCCCAGTAGTGGATCTCCTTGACCTCGGCATGGCCGCCGACTCGTTGCACGACGACTTCCATGGTCTTGGCTTGGGTGGGCGCGTTGGCCATCTCCATGTCGAGGATCGTGACGCCATCGACGGTGGGGCTCGGGCGGCGTCCGGTCTCGCGCCCGTTGAGCTTGGGCCGGATCACCTCGAAGTCGCCGAGGAGTTCGTTGGCGATGTGCAGTTCGACGGCGGCCATCAGGCGTCCACCGCCTCGTCGTTCTGGCGGATGACGCTGCGGACGTTGGCGACGGGGATGAAGGCGGCGGGTTTGCCATCCCGGTAGGCGACGTACTGGACGTCTCCGGTCTCGATGCCGCTGGCGGTGATGGTCTCGGTCTCGCCGTCGAGGTAGCTGATCAAGTAGCGGGCCATGGCGCGGGCTCCAGGGTGTGGGGTTCAGTGCTGGTGGATGCGTCGGATGAGCAGGCCAGCCCAGTTGCGGATCTCGTAGTCGTCGCCCGTGCAATTCTTGATCAGGCAGACGGACGGGCCGTGGTAGACGCCACGTTCAGGCTTGGTCTCCGGCTGGCCGATGCCGAGTTCGCGTTCGAGCTGGGCGATCCGGTGGTAGTCCGGGGTGGGCATACGAAGCTCCGCTGGTTCAGGCGTTGAGCGCCCGCCGCACGCCCTCTTCCAGGGTGATGCGCGGGACGTAGTGGTTGAGCATCCGGCTGGGGTCGCACACCCGGTGGTGGACGCCTCGGGGTGCGTCGTGCCGGTGCTTGTACTGCGGCAGGTAGCCGGCAGCCACGCACACGATGTGGGCGAGGTCGTCGAAGCTGGTGGCCCGGCCCCAGCCGAGGTTGACGGGTCCGGTGACGTCGGCGTCGAGGAGTGCCAGGGTGGCGCCGACGAGATCCGAGATGTGGATCCAGTCTCGGGTGCTGCTGCCGTCGCCCCAGATTTCGAACGGGTCGTCGCGCCGTTTAGCGCGGGCGATGAACGCGGGGAACGGGTAGCAGTCCGCCTGATCCTCGCCATAGCCAGAGAACGGCCGGGGGATGAGGATGCGGCAGCCTTCGGCTTCGGCGTAGGACGCGAGCTTCTCCCCCGTCAGCTTCGCCCAGCCGTAGGAAGCGTCCGGTTCTTCCATGTACGCGAGGTTGATGTCCTCTTCGTACAGGCGCCGCACGTCGCCGGGCTGCTGAAGCGCGACCGGGTACGCCGCACTGCTGCTGAAGTACACGGCTCGCGGGGTGCCGGTGCGGATCAGCCACCGCATGTACCAGGCATCCAGGGCCAGGTTCGTGCCGACGCCGAGCGGGGTGCCATCGATGGAGGCCCGGCCCCCGACGATCGCCGCCGCGTGAATGGCGAGGTCGTACCGCTCATCGTCGCGTTCCAGGACTCGGGGAGCGGGATTGAGGTCGATGCCGACCACGAAGTCTCCGCGATCGAGCAGCGCACGGTGCAGGTGCCGTCCGACGAACCCGCTCGCACCGGTGAGAAGGACACGCATCAGCTGCCTGCCTTCACGGCCCGGTAGACGCCCCACGGCAGTCCACTGTCGACGGGCTCCAGCCCGATCCGCGCGCAGGCGCCGGCCTGCTGCTGCGTCGACCAGGTGGTGACGCCGATCCAGCTGTCGGCTTCGGCCGGCTGGTCGGAGACGGGCCAGTCGAGGATCAGGGTCCCGCCGAGCTTGATCGCTGCCCGCAGTCTGCCGATGATGTGCAGGCAGTCGGTGTAGCTGTGGTGGATGAGGACGGCGAGTGCGTACACGGCGTCCATGCGACGGCGGCCGAGATGTCCGGCGATGCCGTCAGCTGTTGCCTGCACGGTTGTCAGCTCGGGCGCACGTGCGGTGAGCCGGTCGAGCATCCGCTGGGAGGCGTCGACTGCGGTGACCTCGTAGCCGAGCGCAGCGAGCGGGATCGCGACGCGGCCGTCACCGCACCCGAAGTCGAGCGCCTTCGCCCCGCCGGGGATCACGGCGGCCAGCATGTCGGCCTGCGCCTTCCCGGACTCCCAGTAGGCGTCCTCGGAAACCCGACGCAGCGGGTGGATCGCGTCCGGGTCGGCCCGGTCCCAGGCGGTGATGACGTCAGCGGCAGTCACGACGCCTCCAGCCTGCTCGCCAGCCAGCGCCGGACGACCTGGTTGTGGCGGGCGTCCGCGAGGGCGTTGTGCTCGCCGCTCTCCTGCTTGGGCAGGTCGTCTTCGTGAATGCCGAGCCGGGCGCGCTCCTGCTGGATGTCGTTGGTGAACATCGGCACGCCGGGCGGCAGGTTGACCATGAGGCCCCACAGCCAGCACAGGCGGACGTGGTCGTAGGCCCCGTAGTTGGCCCACAGGGCGACGTCGTCGGTGGTCTGGATGAATGCGGCGACCTCGCGGGCGATCTGCGTTTGAGGCTTCACTGCCGGGTCGGCGTAGTGGAACAGCCAGCGTTTCGGCATGTGGATGCGCCGGTCCCCGTGGCCTTTGGGGAGGTGCGGGACGACGTTCCGCATCAGCCACTTGTGCTTGCGGATGCGGCGGACGGGCATGTCTCGGTTGACGGCGTAGTAGGTGCGCCCGTCGTCGGAGACGAGCGCGATGGAGATCAAGTCGATCGTGTACCGCTTCCGGAGCCAGCCGGTTCGGTACTCGATGAACTCCAGGTCGTAGTCGATGGCGGTCACGCTGCCTCCTCGACGAGCTTCCGCAGCTTGACGAGGTCGGCTTCGAGGCCGCCGTTGTCGCGGTAGTCGATGTAGGCGGCGCCGTCGGCTTGGCTGCGTTCGGGGCTGTTGCAGTCCTCGTACACCGCATCCACGTTGGCCTTGCCCGCCGCCGGATGCAGGTGCTCGATGACCATGTCGTCGAGGTATGTGATGCGGCCCATGCCGCGCCCCCACTGGACCCATGCAAGATCGAGGCAGAGGTGCACGAGCTGCGGCGGCGCCATGTAGTCGAGCGTCGTCACGATGTCCGAGGTCATCGCGACGGCGGTCGCCATCTTCTCGCCTTGCAGTAGGTCGTTGCCGTAGACGATGCCGGGCCCACCGGAGAGGCATTCGCGGATGCGGGCGTCCCACGGCATCGCTGCTGGCCGGGGCCGGTGGTCGTCGCCCATGAAGGCGAGGAACCGGTATGACCTCGCGTTCTTCACGGCGGCCTGGTTGAGGGTGCCGCAGAGCCGCTTCCGCGCCCAGTACACGAACCGCACCCGGTTGTCATCGGTGTAGGCCTTGGCCTGCTGCTTGTACGCGGCAAGCTCCGGATCGTCCTTGTCGACGCAGAACAGAACGTCAGCGGTCGCCCCGGTGTCGTCCCAGGCCTGCATGATCTCCGGAATCGCGCCGGGCCTGCCGCGGGTGGGGATGATGACGAGGAGGTCGTCGGCCATGGCGTACCTCCTACGCGGGGACGATCGTGACGGTGGGCTGGCTGATCTGCAACCGCATGCCGTGCCGTGCGAGAACCTGCTCGATCTCGGCGTTGCAGGCTTCGAGGCGTCGCTGCTGGTCTTCGGCGAGGAGTCGGCGGGCCTCGGCGAGAGGATCGGGATCAGCCTGCTCGTCCTCGAAGTCTCCAAAGGGCGGGCTGATCAGGCATTCGCTGGGGTAGTGGCCGCTGTTGGCGCAGTTCTCGCCGCAGGGGTTGCACGATCCGCTGGTGCTGTTGTCCTGCTGGGCGTGACCGCACGAGCAGTTGTGGTCGCAGGCGTCTTCCTCGGCCATGGGCGCGGGCCTTTCGGGGTGCGGGTTGGTGCCGGTCAGGGTCCGATGGCGGCCCAGGGTCCGGCGAAGCCTGCGGCCGTGTTGCTGCCGGGCGTGATGGTGGCGGGCAGCGTGGTCTGGGCGGTGCCGTTCGTGGCGAACCGGTAGGTCGTGCTGGTAAGCCCGGCGTTGACGGCGGTGGCGAGGCCACCGTTGCCGGTGGCGCGCGCGATAGTGGGGGCGGTGGTCGCGTTGAAGACCATGGCGACCCAGACGAAGCTGCCGGCGGTCACAATCACGCTGCTTATGGTGGTGGTCTTCAGCCCGGTGCTGGTGATCGCCGCGTCGACCCCAGTCGTGGCGAGGCGCGTCCCGGCGCTGGAGTAGAGGCCGACCCAGTTCTGCCCGGCGGTTGCCGTGGCGCCTGCCGTGGTCACCCACCAGTAGATCTTCGTGAGGGCCGCAT